TAAACTTCTCAACACTCCAACGACCATCAGCATCATTTTTCAGATCAAAAATACCATTAAGAGCTGTTTGAGATGTAGAAGCACCAGTTTTCGCTTGAGCGTTAATGGTACGAATTACTTCCCGGTTGATTTCAGCAAGGATTTCAGTCGAAAGAATGTTAGCTAGTTCGCTTTCAGCGTCCAGACCGTGGATTGCTTTCAGATCCTGTGCGAGTTCAAGCGAATATTCTGCTTTCAATGCACGTGTTTTGGCTGACACGGTTGATTTCTCAATAGTGAAACCCATTTCAGCGAATGCGGAGTTTGGACCAGTACCAGTAGTACCAAGACCTTCACCGTTTGCTGTATCCATACCGATACCATGTTGAGCTGCAGTACCAGCTGAGTCAACAGCTCCGCCTGCGCCTACTGAACCTAAACCAGAAGTATCACCGGTTTGAGCATTTGCTGCAGCAGAATCACCAGAGAACGCGCTATTTGCTTCGTTAAACAGTGCTTCGTCGTTAGTTGTTTTACCACCATTGAAACGTGATTTCATCGCAAAGATCAGGCCAGTTGGACCAGTCATTGGCTGAACACCACAGACGTCATATGCCATCATGTTAGGCATTGCACGACGTACGAGCGAAATAAGGATTGGATCCCATTTATCGATCGAACCAGTATTTGCACCACCAGGTGCATCTTCTGTCAAGTAACCTGCCTGAGCAGCACGGGCTTCTTGAAGAGCTTTTTCTTGGTTTTCAAGAACAACAGCCGTTACCGACTTTCTATATTGATCATGAATTGTACCGGCTGATTCTTCGTTCAGAACCGGTGCCCACTTTTCAGTAAGCGATTTGTATGCGTTAGACATCTTTTGTCTCCTTAGTTATTTGATCTGATTGCAGTCAGATATTGTTCCATACGACCAGTTGTAGCTTCTACAAGATCATCACCATCTTCACTGTGAACTTCTTCAGTAATAGAAGTCATTGTAGCAGCCATAGGAGCTTCTACTGGAGTGGTTTCTGAAAAGTAAGATTCGACTAGCGTATCTACTTTATTTGCAAATGCTTCAGCTGATTCGAAATCAATCGATTCTGCAAGTTTGGTTAGTTTATCGGCTTGAGTTCCGGCAAGACCATAAGACGCATTAGCGATAATCGCCTGACGTTCCATTTGCTGCATGCCAGCTCTCATTTCAATGATAGTAGCTGTTTCTTTATTGAGTTTTTCTTCCAGAGCAACAACTTGCTCGGCAAGATCATCGACAAGATCAACTTTGGACTCTGGAACTTCAATATAAGACTCGGTGAACAGATCTTTCAAACTGCTCATAAATGTCTCAGCGATTTCAGTTCTAAGACCGGTTTCAACCGCCAGTCTATTTTCTTCCATCCATGTTTCAACAACGTAATTTAAGTAACTATCGACTTTTTCGACAAGCTCTTCACGTGCTTCTGTGACAGCTTCAGAGATTTCGGAGGTATATTGCTCTTCTAGCTCTTCAACTTTTTCGGCGATAAGGGTTGCAGTGACAAGTTCCATATCTGCAGCTTTTTCCATAATTTTGGAATTAACAGCAGCTTCAAAAATTGTAGAAGCTTTACCTTTAAAGTCGTCTGAAAGAGTTGCTTCGGATTCAACCAAAGCTTCCAGATCGTCATCAAAGTTATACTCTACCAATTCTTCATCGGACTCATCTAGATCCAAGTCAGCGCCAAATGCTTCTTGATACAATGTATTAATAACATCGGCCGGCAAAGCTGCCAACTTAGTCATATTTTCCATTTTGTTTCCGTAACTAGCATTCAGTTTTTGCATCGGGTCTTGACCGGAAGTATCGCCAACTTTTGCTTGTTTAGCTTTAGTTCCGCCTGCGCCTTTTTTAGTTTCGACATCAGGTTTAGTCTTTTTCATACCATCGTTTTCGGTATGATCAGGCTCTGGTGCCTTACCTTTTGTAGTTGGTGCCTTAGCCTCGTCCACAACTTCCGTTGCTTCATCGAGGTCGACATCCTGTTCGTAATTTTGATCAGTCATGTTTTGACTCCTCTATTATTTAAGCAACGAGAGGAAATTCTTAAACTCACGAGTTTGTACTTCATACAATCCCGATCGTGGAGCTTTCTTAATTTCAGTCTCAATCTTTTCAATGTCTTGAGCTTCTATCACACCATTGTTCCATACCCAATCGACCCCCTCCATAATGCCATTAACAAAAGCTTCTGGGGCGGATGGATCTTGAACAATGTCAACCGTTGCTAACATAAAATCATCTTTTACATAGTTGGTTCCATTACGATTCTCTAGACTTCCCATACCACGAGTTGATACACCTAGTTGAACGCCACCATCGAGTAAACCTTTAACGATCTGCCCCATCGGAGTGTCTAATATAAGTGCCTTACCCATCACGTTATTACCGTCCCAATTTAGTTCGGTAATGCGATGGGATACTTTGTCTAAGTTTACAGTGGGACCATCTGGATGGTTCAATTCACCGACTGCTCTCTTAGGAATTATTTGTTCCTTATTATACTTTGCTACTGCTTTTTCCATAACCGGTCTTGGATAAATCCTACCATTACGGTTCTTGCTTTCAGCTTGCGCAAAAATACCTTTAATCACATGATTTTTTCCACCGGCTTCGGTAGCTTCTGTCATATAAGATATTTCTTGATCTTGGTATTCTGCAATTAATTTCATTTTTATCCTCCAAGATATCCAACTGGCACTAATTTAACTGTTGTTGCTGCCGCGAATATTTTCTCGTCAGAATTTTTATATAAGTAAATTACTTCTTTTGGTCCAATAGTAGCAGTTCCAATAGTAACACCCGCTGCTGTACAACGTGTTACTAAAAGACTAGCAGTATGGCTATTGAATACCCTTACACATTTTGCGCTGGAAAGATTGGTTGCAGCTCCATGCGTAATAGCCGCATTTACTTCTGAACCCATGAGTGTAACCATTGTCATATTATCTTCCTTTATACTGCTTAATGAATTCTTTAGCCATTGCCATAGCTTCTTTTTCATTTGGATATGTGTCTAATTCATCGCCGTCAATCATTGTTTTAAATTTATTATGTGCAAGTTTATGAATGACTACATTTTTGCGGTCAATCTTTACTTTTTTAACAATTGTAGATCCAAGTAAAAGTTTACCTTTTAGATCTTTAAATGTCTGCATCTACTGTTTCCTGTTCGTTCCCATACATACTTGAAGCTATATTAACTCTAGATTGCTCAATTGCATCATTTAATCTATCATTTAATGATGAAGAAAATATATCTGCAGCCGAACTATAATCCTCTTCACCAATAGCATTTACCATATCTAATATTGGATTTTGTTCTTCTTCTGTTTCATCAATATCCATATCTTCTTCTGCTGTAGTTTCAATTTCATCATCAATTTCAAGTTCGGGATCCATGTTATTCTCCAATTGCTTTAGTTATATTTATACTTTTTAATCTTTGAGTTATCATTTTATTTAGATTGTTTACGCGCAGCAACTACATTTTGACCTTGAGGCGGTGCCTGTGGCTGCTGTTGAGCCATTTGATTTGGATCTTCTTGTGGCATCTGCTGGTTAGGATCCATCTCTGGCTGCTGTTGAGCCATTTGATTTGCATTTTCTTCGTTTTCTTTTTCTACTTCGTCCTCTAAGTCTTTCATTTCTTCTTCACTTAATTTAAGAACTTTTTTCATAATCCAATCTTTAGTGAAATAGTCTCCAACATATGGGTTAACCATGTCAAGTGTACCAAGTCTTTCTTTTAGAATTTCTGTCTCTTTTAATTCGGCAAAATGATTATCTTTATTATAATCAATTTTAATATCTCTTTCCCACTTAGACCAATCAGCTTCAGTTATAACTTTCTTAAGTACAAGCTGTTTAGCAAGAATTCGAAGAAACAATTGAGAAAACCTATTGCGAAGTCTATCAATAAACTTTTGAAATTTTACTTCGTCTCTACTGATTTCAGTTGATCGTCCTAATGAAAACTGACTTTCTTGTTCTAACCGTGCGATTGGAACATTAAGAGACTTATATAAACGTTTTTGAAAGTAAATGATGTCATCAATCTGTCCTAGGTTATCGCCACCTGGAAGACTTGAAATCTCAGTACTTCTATTACCTTCTCGGCGTGGTAACCAAAAATCCTCAAGCATTGACATATGTTTACGATCATCTCGTAAGTCACCTGTATTAGCATCGTATACTAGTTTATTACGATATTTAGCCATAATATTTTTCATGTATTCTTCGGCTTTACCCTTCGGAAGGTTGCCAACATCAATATAAAAAATTCTTCTCTCCGGTGCTCGAGCTAGTCTATAAATGACAAGCGAGTCTTCCATCATTCTTAATTGATTAACTGGCTTAATAGCCTTTTGTAAATGCGAAAGAACCTTCTTTCTTTGATGATCAAGTAATCCTGAAGTAAGATAACTAATAGAATCTTCAGTAAATTTTACTGCCTGTTTATGCTGTCCTCCAGGAGCTTCTTGATATACATAATATTCTTTTACATTTTCAATAAGATCAGCATTTGTTAGTGGATCTTTTTTCTTTTTAATTTCTTTTACTTTACGCATTTTTGGAGCATCAATAAATCGAATATCTTGAATACCGACTTTTTCATTACTTGGATCTACCACTAAGTGATGATAAATTTTTCCATCAATATACCATCTTCGGAAGATATCATGGCCATCTTCTGCAAAATTTAACATTCTTAAAATATTAGAAAATTCTTCTGTAATCTCGTTTTTAATTTTCCCACTAGCTTCAATATCATCTAATACAAGACTAACACCTGGTGTCTCATCGTCAATAACGATTGATTCATTAACAATATCTTCAATAGCTGCATCACATTCTGGATGCTCAGAAACTCCACGATATTTCATTATTAATTGATAATTATCTTTGGCTCCAGTTCCATCAATATCAACATACTGACCATAATGTCCAGCCCCTGACGCAGTTACGTAACCTGCACCGTCATCATCTTTTGCGGTGACAACTGATTTAAGCTTTTCATCTTTATCTTTCGATCCAGCTCTTTTGATTTCAAAACCAAAAAGCTTTATCGTGTTATTATTGTCTGCCATAATTAATCCTTTAATAACTATAGTAAGGGGGGATCAATTCCCCCCTGTACCCTTTCAATTAGTACTATTTATTACTCAATTAAGAAGTAACTTTTGCACCACTAGCTTCTCCGCCAGAGAAACTCTCCCAGTAATCAATCCTAAAATCAACTGAAAACTCTTCGATTTGATCATTAGTTGCATAAGAAAGCTGAATAGCTGAAACGTTAGTTGGGAAACAACCTCTAAATTTATAAGTATAAAGTATTGTTTCATTCTTATCTAATTGATCTACTGTAAGATCAGCAGTATAATCTAATGGAGAAGTTACACCAGTGTTTGACTGGTGCGCATTCATGGAGTTCATCCAAGTTTCCATACTACGTCTTACTTCAAAGTTAGTATCGTTGATTACGTTAACGCTCCAAGGATCAAATGTTCTGTCACCAGCCATAAACGTTTGTCTACCTCTGTACGGAATTAAAACCGTCGCCATGGTTGATGCCGGTAGTTGTCCGGCATTACACATAAACGATGTTAGTTCAACATCACCAGTCATGATTCTTGGATAAGCGAGAGTGATTTTAAACAGATTCGGGCGAGCGCCTCCACCTGCTAATTTTGCTTTAAATTGGTCTACACCTAAAATTGCCATTTTATTCTCCTATCCCCTTATGTAGCCTGACCAACAACTTCTTCAAACGAAACGCCCGTGCGAACTGCAACGAAGTTAAGAGTGATGAAGTTAATGGACCGTGCTGGTTTAATAAAGAGACTTGCTACAAATTGATTTGTATCAATAATCGATGGGGTGTTATTAGTTTCGTCGGCAACTAGCCTAAAATCTGTAATACCTCTTCGACCCTTTATATCTCTCAAAAGTGGTTCAACAATATTTACGAATTCTGCCCTCGTAAATTCATCATTGAATTCGAACAGAATATTTTTAGCAGCTTCTGCAATGGCTCTTTCGATAACCAAGAAGAGTCTACGAACATTAATTCTGTCAAATGCTGATGGCCTGTCTAAGTGTGTTTTATCACCAAATAACAGAATCCCATTTCCTGGTATATTAGTAACCGGGTTAATACCAGCTCTATAAAGCTGATCTCTTTGAGATTTGTTTGGTGAATAAGCTAGTCCAGTTACGCCAAAATATTGACCCCTTCGAGTACCGGCTGGTGACACCCAAGGAGCAAAATTGTTATCAGTAGCTGCGCATAAGCCAGCAGTAGATGAAGCCGCTGGAATAAAGATATATTTATCGTTATATTTGTCATATACTTTCAAGAAGTTGTTATCTACAGATAGATATGAACTTCGTGTAAAGTTAGCAACTCCGGTAAGAATATTAGCATTTGCTGTTGCTGGGCTATTAACAACCGCAGATCTATTTGGAGATGCAAATACCATACAATCTTTTCTAGTCGATCCAGCAATAGTAACTAAATGATTGACTAAAGTCGTATGATCAGTAGAACTATTTAGACTTGGTGCGATAAGAAAATCGATTAAATACTGAGCAGTATCTTCAACCGTATTATATCCATTTATCCAGTCATCAGTTCCAGGAATACCAGAGTTAGCTCCACCAGTTAAGTTAGTTGTAATCTTTGCTGCTAGTTTCATATTTGATGTTGAAGTAGCTGCAGCACCAGCACCAGTACCAAATCCAGATGCAAAGTTTATCATTTTAATATACTGTGATCTTTGATTAATAACATCTACAATATAGTTATTAGTTCCATCAGCATTTTGAGCACCTTTAGCTTGTGAAACATATGGATATGTTTCTAGAACTGTATTTTTAGTTCCGCTAAGCTCTCCGGTTGTATCTTTAACAATTACATGAACTTCATCATTTGTACCACCAATACTAGCGGTATGCGCTGATGTACCTGGTCCGGTATCAAAATTATTTTTATATGCCCAAGCATCAAAATCTAAGTGATATCCTACAGTAGCGGGAGTATTTTGATTTGATCCAACTACTTCTATTGATATACTATTGCCCAAGGCACCCGGATATTTAGCTATAAATGTATGAGTATCAGAATCTAGAGCACCCTCTGTGGCTTCAAATTCTGCTTGATTTTCAACTGTTGGTGCTGTTCTAGTCCCGCCAGTTTCAAACGCGTTTTTGCCTGTATCTGAGTCCATAGCTCTTATGACCAGAAGATCATTAGAGTATCTCAAATAATAAGCGGCACTATGAAAGTCGACTGTAGTTGTGTCATCTGGTGTTCCAAATGTGGCTACTAGTGTTCCTTCATTGTTTACGAGAATCGGTTCGTTACATGGACCCCAACGAAAATCGCCCACAATAACACCTGTAGAAGTAGGTACGTTGGGTACGCCATTTGTTAAGTCAATTTCTCTTGTAACTACTGCCGGAGACTCTGATGGTGTGTATATTGCCATGTCGTTTCCTTTTCCAATCTAATAGAAATTATAAGTTTCATAATACGGTTATGTTCAATTAGTTATATTTATATACATTTGATTTTAGAAGCCTACCACTTATTACCCCATTCTTCAATTTGAATGCCTCGATCTAACGGATCTAGTGCCCAAGGTGTATCAGCTGGAGTTGTTATAGGAGCTGGTCCTAATCCATCGTCGACGAATCCCCAATCCAAAACATCATCTTCTATTTCTTTCATTCTCTGTTGAAACATAAGATCTCGTATACTAATATCAGTTAATTCACCAAATGCACTAGTACCGGCAAAATATCCAAACATAACTAAATTCATAACAATATCATCATGATTACCATCTGATGCTTCATACGACTGGCCTCTTGCAGTAAATGTAGAAATTTCTATGATTGTATCTTCATCTACAATTTCAAGTTTATTATTTTCTAGTAAATCTTTAAATGAAGAACATCCAATTCGTTTTACTTTACGAGTCATAAGAATAC